ATACTCGGCTTCCTTCTTATATCGTTCTTCGTTGGTTTCTTGATGTTTCGCATAAGCGTCAACCTTTTTCTTTTGATATTCGATTCGCTCGTCGAACCACTTCGTCAAGATACAGGGTATGACCCCGTCTTTAGCCTGATCAAAAATTGTCCCATGGCCACTTATTGCCCAGTTACGCTTCTCTAGAGCATTTCTCCATTCTGAGGCAGTCATGGTCTCATCATTTCCATCTTCGTAGAGCAGGGTAAGATGTATATCTCCCGATTTTTCTTGAATGTATTCAAACGCTTTTTCGTTTTCGAAGAATTGACCTATTATTGTTTCGGGTGAAATGTTGATGGCCCTCATACTAGATGGATATAGAGATTTAATGTCTACAGATGCAATCCATTCGTGTAGACCTATTTGTGGATCTAATACGAAAGCACCTTCAAACTTTGTACCATCATCAAATACATCATAAGGAGCATCCGGCAACACAAGCCTTTTGTCCTGCTCGTGTTTGCAGAAATTTAGAATAGCTGTGTCGGACGTACTAGTTGTTCCCAAAACCGCTGGAATATTATTGGTTGTCATATGAGAAAAGTTCAAAGCTAGGTCCATATACTTGAACTTCAAGTCAAGATGTTTCAAAATGTCTGTATCTCGAATGTTGTATCGTAAAAACTCGTCAAAATCTTCGTGATACAATCTATACAGAGATTTGTCGTAACTCAACTTCTGAAACCCATCTAGAGATTCTTCAGCAACGGATTCCAAAGAATAAGAATCACGTTCGCTCGCATCAAATTTCTTAACCATCTCCATGAAGTCTATCCAAATTCTCCCATGAGGTTTAACCACCATTTCCATTGTGCCGAATTTCTCGCGTTCGTCCACACGAACATCCAAATCGGACTCTGGAAAGTTCATCAACCTCGTATATTTTTTACCCAAGACTTTCATGGTTCTACTATAGATGTATGGGTCATCGAACCAGTCACTGTTCCAACCGCTAACGACATCACTGTCTTCTATCTCTTGATAAAAACGCGTCAACAATTCTTTTTCGTTAGATAGTAATTCAATCTTGGAATGATCAAATAAGTCTCTAGGAAGTTCGTCTAGTTGGACCTTAGACCATTCGCCCGTCTTCGGTCTTAATGCAAGGACGATAGATTCGTCAGTGTGTTTATGGTATAGAGCGATAGAACTTATTCTAGCATACGGGTTGTCGGGTCTAGAATGACCCCTCTCTGGGTCGTAATCAACCTCAATGTCATAGAAAGTTACATGAAGATCCCCGTCAAGGGGACTATTGTAATAGTTGTCACTCAAAACTTTGAGTTCGGGAGAAATATCAGATTCGTATATCTTTATTTCCGCTTCTCTCAATCTCTTCCTGCCGCCATAGAAATCATAATGGCTCGTAAACTCTATCTTTTCTAGTTTTTTTCCTGTAACGGAATAACATTCTTGGTCAGAATCTTCGTTCTCTACAAAAAATTCATATGGGGCATCGTAATATACAGCGACCCTCTTACCGTCTGGGCCTCTTTCCCAAACAATAACGTTTTTTCGGTCTTCTGTTAGTTGCGTAGAAAGATACATATAACTAATTTCACCTTTTGTCTCTTCGAGGCATGTAGTTAAACATCTTGGGGCAAAAAGATCAATCCCAATTTGAAGGGTTTAAATCGTAATCGTCTTTATTGAATTGAAAGTCCCCGGTGCTTCGTATCTGAAAATGTACTTGCGTGAGGCTTCCGAATGATACTTCTCCCACGTGGTAAACAAAATTTGGAGCAGACGGAAAAATAACTAATGTACCCCTCTCTGGACGAAAGTTGATATCAAAGTTGGGGAAATTTAGGTTCCCCCCATATACTTCAAAGAAAGGATCAAAATCTCCTTTGTCATTATAGTCGTTTAACCACAGTATTCCTGTAAAGTCAATAAGGTTTGATTTTTTCCAACCACCATTTTTTTGGTATTGATATGCGTCTACTATAGCTTCAGCTTTCTTATATTTGGTTGGATACCATTCAAACATCAATTGGTGTGTTCCCAGATATGTTGTATCGAAGTTTTCTTCTAAACTTGTCACCACTCCGTCAAACATCCTCATGATTCTTGTCGTGTTCAGGTTATTGTGGAAAATGCTCTTCCTAGGAGATCCGTCTTGTCCTATAATAGGATATGTGTTACGAACCCTCAAATCTTCTATGATTTGTTCACATGCTAGAGGGTTCAAGAATTCACGTAAAATAAGAAATGGTTTTTTCTTTTCCATTGAGACTATAATGTATTGTTTTTATGATGTTATTTATGACACACGAAAAAGTGTGTATCAATGTTCCTTTGCGATGATGATTTGTTCTGTGGGGTATTCGTCACTAGTCGTAACAATCGTAAACTTTTCGGAAACCCGTTGTCCATCACGCTTAAAATACAGATTTGTTTTCACACTACCATTTTCTTTACATATTCCAGCAAAAAACTTTTTGTCTCGGAAAGTAACATTCCCCATGATACAAGAATCATCCGATTTAACTTCATCATATTCTGTAACAACCAATAGATTTTGTTCTCCTAGTGTAGCAGTCTCTATCGTTTCAAATAGTTCTATTTCAACAAATCCCTCATCAGAAGAATCTTTCTCTATTCTTGATTCTACTATTGATACGTCTTGGACGCTCTCAGAGACGCTCTGGGGCTCTGATAGACCCAAAGCCTTGTCTATGGCCGCATAGAAACTTTCAGGCTTTGTATGCACCGCTATGCCTTTTTTATAACATACAATATCAACATTACCTTTACGGTGGTAGCCTTCCGGACAAAAAACAATTATATGTTCTGGTGGTTTGATTTCGGACAACTTCCCCAGTTCCATTAGGGTTATGGGGGCTTTGCTGTCTTTTGTGAAATAAACAACCGCAATATCACAGTTGTCTATATGTGACAGTTCCCAAGACACCTGTTCAAAAAATTTAGAATTGTTTATGTCTTGCTTCCAAGTTTCATCCCAGTCATTCCGACGGGGGTTGAACACCCCAATAGATGTTGTACTTTCGTCTTTTTTAGACTCTAGATGTTTTACTACTTCTGTTTGCCAATCCACCGCTGAACCCATATCGATAGCGCCAGCCAGAAATATGGTAAAGTCGAATTGGTCCAAAACTCTTTTTGGGGGTTTAATCTCCGTTACGTTCATTTATGCCTCTCCACGCATTCTTTTGTTTAGCCTTTGAACTGTCTTGGATGGTGCCCTTCTCTTCGCAAGTTGGGTCTTTCTGACTCTTTCTCCCTTTCTCATTCGTGAAGATTTTTTACCGGCTCGCACCTGCTTTGGGTCTTTTCGCATTCCGCATTTTTGTGGGTTTTTTACGAGTCTACCCTTTCTAGGCCCAGTCATACAACGGTATTGGCGGTCAAACTTGTTACCATAGCGTTTAAACTGTCGAGTGACTGTTCTCTTGGAACGCTTAACCGGTATTTCGGGAATCAGTGAACCATCTTCGAATAGTTCGTTTTCCTCAAACAGTTCAAACTCATCTTCTATCATTTCGAGAACATATTCGAGAACATATTCGATTCTCATCTTTGTTCTCTCCTATTGTGTATCGTTTGAGGTGCATTGTCATCTCCCTCTTCTTTCTCTCTTCGCTCTTCTTCTTCGCGCTCTTCTTTTTCTTTCTGATTTCGATGTGCCACAAGCCTTCTGTCAGAGGTGATACTCTGAAGCCTCAAACGTCTTTCCGCCGGGTCTTCGATCTGTTGGGCTTGTCGCCTTTTCACCCTCATGGTCATTTCGTTTTCCAAATCGTCTAGTTCTAATAGGGTGCCCAAAAACGATCCACCTTCAGAGACACTGCTTAATTTGTGACGGGCCAACTCCGCCATCTTTTTGGCGTCCTTTTCTCTCTCTTTCTGTGCCTCCATTTCTCGTTCCATTTTGGCAAGTTCGGTCTGTTTTGCCATCTCTTCTTTTGCGGCCATTGCAGTGTATTCAGCTTGCAACGCGCGAGATTTTTCGGCTTCTGCTTCTGCCTGTGCTGCTTGTGCTTCTGCTTGTTTAGTCAACATCTGGACAATATTTTTCAGTAGACCGCTGGCACCGCCCTCGTCTTCTTCCTCATCACCAAACTCAACACCCAAATCTTCTTCCTCTGGAAGTTCACTGTCTTCCGGTGTTTCGTCGTCGCCGTCACCAAGATCATCCATCCCGCCAGCATCGCCGTCTGTGTCATCCATGCCGTCCATATTGAATTCTTCATCATCAGAAAAATCGGCGTCGTCTTTCTGGAATTCTTCTTCACCGAACTCTGCATCTTCTGGATCAGAAACCTTGTCCGCATTGTAAACTTTATTAGTGGGTATTTCGGGAAACTCTACTGTGATGATATCAAACTGTTGTTTGAGGTTATATAGAACTTCTGCTATGGAAACTTCTCTTCCATAACCACCCCTGCCTGTCATCTTGTAATTTTCAAGCTCACCCAACTCTTGTGCTAAAGCAACCTCAAACTTTTCGGCCTGATCTCCTCTAACGGTAATTTTCATCAAGTTTCCGTCGTCGTCTTCTACCCCGTAAGTGGATGTATTGTTGTCTTCCATTCTACCCTGATTTCGAATACCACTAAGTTTAGAATATACTTGATCCAAAGATACGTTTTCTTTTAGCTTTTTAGGGAAAGGTCTACTAGAATCGACAAGTTTCATGTTTGCTTTGTTCTTGAGACGAGAGTTAAATTTTTCCATAAAGTCTAAAAAACTCCCACCCCTACGTTGGGTTGGGAAATCGTCTTTCGCGCCGTCTGTTCTTACGGCTATGGAGTGTGCTCCCACAGAACCGCTTGCTGCCGTTTCTTCTACTGTTTTTTTATACATAATCTGGTTAAACCATTGCTATTCATTGAATTATTTATAAGAACTGGTCGTCTTCGGTCAAAAGTCTAAACCTTATATTGCGTTGCTTGCACCAATGTTCTGCCGCTTCCCACTTCAAACGATTGACCATAAGAGTATATTCTTCGTTTGCCCGCTGTAACGGTTTTCTAGCTCTTGATTTTTGTGTTTGTTTTTTAGGCTTGATTTCAATCAATTCCCTGCGAATCTCGCCCATTTCATCACTAATCACAACGAACAAATCCGGAAGATATATGGAATCTACCAACATTCCGGTTGTGGGACTAGGCTTGCGGTATGGTATAGCGATTTCTTCAGACGCCCACTTGATTATGTAAGGGTTATTGTCGCAGAACTTGAATGCTTCTTGTTCCCACGAAGATCGAAAGAAAATTTGATTTGGGTCTCCTAGATATTTTTCTGGGTTTTTTGGTTGAAACTGGCCTTCAGCCCACCGCCCACCAGATGTGGGTCTATGCTTAGGCATTGTTATTCCTCTATCTTACCCATGATATCGCCAAACTTAAGCATGAGGAATTCGTTTCTTTCATGTTCTATACGCAACCCCGTACCCCTAGGGAAAAACACTCGGTCTCCCAGCTTAAGCGGAATACTCTCAACAACCCCGTGAGGGTTTCGGAATCCGGGACCCACTGCTTTGACGGTCCCGGTGTTACTATTGCCCGATCCACCGAGCAAAATTATCCCAGACTTTCTTTTTTCGGCTTCTTCGATTTCGACAAACACCTCGTCTCTTAGTGGTTTAAGCATAATATCTACTCCTTATATTGGCAGACATATTTATGGTATGATTTTAGTTTTGAAACTTAAAGGTGTGTAACTTTGTATCCGTCGTAAACAAAAGCAATATTGATTAAGGATACGTCAGATGCAGACATATCAAGTTCGTCTGCTATAATGTTTGTTATTTTGGGATTAAAAAATTCGTATTGTGTTTTCTTATCTCCACCATTCGACACGTGCCATAGTGTTATAGTTTTTATAATGCCCAATTCACTACCGTTTTGTAGTGCTTGAACAGTAGTAAGACCTCTTACACTATCAGCGTTGTTAGCGTCGGCTAGAGGACTGATGGCTTTCATGTAGCTGTCGACCAATTCATGACTTCTGTTGCTGGAATCATCATACAGAGTAACGTTCAGGACCGAAAAATCGGTTTTAGTAGCAACTTTAGTCCTATACCCATAATAGTTAACATCTTTGTAATTGATGATAGGGGTGATTCTACCTGCTGTCTTTACTGGTAGATAATTTGATTCTATTGACAATTCACCCAAAGACTCGGCATTGGGAGGAGAATTTTGACGAAATTGAAATTTGATAAAAAAGTTAAATTTTAGTTTTGGGGCTTCGCTAGAGGCAAATTTATCTGCGACTCTTGGTCCGGGAGCGCTTCCGTTTGTGTATAAAAGCGGGCCTGTTATTATACCAGTCATTATCTAATCACCAGTCTCTCTTTCGAAATTTTTAATGTTCTAACACTTTTTCTGAGAAAAGAAAGAACATCTTCATTGTTCTTTCTCAGGAATGTGCCGGAATTGACTTGATCAAACACTTCTACCAATCTAGTCTTAGTATTTTCATGTAGGTCTTTTTTATAGATGCTCAATTCAGATACAAGGTTTCCAATTCCCAAACTTTCCGAAACGAATCTGATCTTATCATCGGTTGTTTTCGCAAAATCCAAAGCTTTTACGCTAGCATATTGGGGAATTCGATCAAACAACAACACACTATTTAGATTTTTCCCCTTTTTTGATAAAGATACCAATTCTAGGAAGATAAGCCCCCTAGAGACCCTACCGCCGCCATAGTCTTTCTGCAAATCTGCGTAACTAAGGTCTATTTGTTGTTCAGGCTCGACGACAAAACTAGGACCGAAATCATTCACTAAAAAGGTTTGTGATTGTTGACTCAAGACTTCTCTGGCTTCATCGAAGTTACCTTGACGTATAGCGTATTGCACTCTAGCTAGGATTTTCATGTAAAGATACCACACCTTTATTTTATTTATAAAAAAAGGCCACATTTTTGTGGCCTTTTTTGTATTTTTCAATTGAGCTTTATATACTTTAAGCAGCGCCGCCTAGGGCAGACTTCGCTCTTCCACGGACTACCAAGTATGCATGGTCATAACGAACCGTCAGAGTGGTTTTAATTGTTTCAGACGCCTGATAATCTAGGTCCCCAAAATCAACATTGTTTAAAGCACACCCTTCAAGAAACCATTCTTCCAAAATTGCAGTTCCACCCGCGTTTGGGTGAGAACCATTCAACAATTGCATTATCATGGAAAACTTGTAGTCAGATCCTGCTTCTGCTTGGCCCAGATACAAACCACGATCCGGACCAATAAGTTTTTGCTGTACTTCCATTTGTCTCTGGATGCCCAAATGACATCTTCCACCCATATCTGGCTCTATTACGACCGTGATAGGCTGGAAGGTATACTTTCCTTGTAGAAATGCACGAGAGTTATATCTATCTAATTGAATTTCTTCGTATTCTACTTTTGGTCTATCAGCCGTGATGGCCATTGATGTAACCGCTCTTACGCCATCCCCATCCTGACCTCTCAAATTCATTTGAATTCTCCAGCGATTTTTATATAGAGGTTGTGAAATACCTTCTCCTAGGTCACCGGGGATTCCCATATCAGCGATTGTTGCCATACTCTTTAACTCCTAAGTATTTTAGTGTTCATCATTATTTATCGATTCTGATACTTTTTATTCTATAAATATCTTCGATCACATAAGGATAAACACATGGGCAAAAACCACAACAGGGCTTCTCTCGCTTTGCATGCATTCGTAGACAATCTGGACAATGCACATTATGACGCAAATAACGGAAAACTGGAATACAATTTGGGGGAAGTTATTCAAAATGGATTCTTTTCAAATGTTGATATCGTTATCATTCAAGGAAACTCCGAATCAATAAGAGCGGCCAAGAGGAAAGATTCTGATACATACGCCATAGTTATCCAAACTCCAACACTACCAGAAATTGGTGCGGTAGATGACTTTATTGAAAATAAAAAAATTGCAATACCAGTCATCAAAGAACTTGCAAAAATTGCTAATAATTTAGAGGATCAGGGAGTTGACGGTTCTGACCAACTTACGGATCATGAAAAAAGCAAAAAGTTCAACAGCAAAGATTTTTTCGAAAAAGCATACATGTTGGGTGTTGAGAAAATGAATCGTTATTTGGAACGGTTACAGGGTCAGATCGAAAGCCTTAACCGAAAAGCCGAAAATGCTGGTCTAGCGTCTAGAAAGGCTACTTATAAAATGGCTATAGACAAGTTAAAAGAAGAAACAATCGGCGAAGACGCCAAAAAGTTTTCCACAAAGTTCTATGAATTAATTGAAGAAGAACACCCGAACTTTAGAAAATATTTAGAATCTGAAAATAGAAAAAGATTAGAATCTAGGGTTAATCAATTTTACAAAAAAATTTCTTCTAGATTTAAAATCTAATTGCAGTATAATGACGACCCGCAAATGACAGAATACGAGAACAGGAGAAAAGAAGGGTGGTATCGAATATGGGATTGTGGAAGTAATAAATGGGTTTGGAATAAACCATAAAAAAGCCCCGCGAGCGGGGCTTTTTCTTTTCTACCGCACGGTTTATCTATTACGTGTTAGATGGTGGGTTTGCGATAATGCTACCCGGATCACCGATGTCTGCATCTAAAGCAACCACTCTAATAGTAACAGGGATAAATTCTACCGCTGTTACTGGCTTTAAGGCCACATCAATCCAAAGTTCCTTGCGCTGAACACGATCTGGAGTATTGTTGGAATCGTCACAAATTGTAGCGAAGTCGAACAATGCTCTAGTGTTGATCAATCCGAACAAGAAATTATCCACAGTAGTTTTCACCTGATCGCGAGTAATCTGATCGTTTGGTTCAAACAGGTAAGGGAACAACCCTCTACGAACTTCTCTTTTGATGTATCTCAACAATCTTTCGATGTTTACGGATTCTCTCAAAGATACGGCACCGTACACAGTTTTCTGGCCAAGAACCAAGATTCCTCTTCCGGATATGCGTGTGATCGGATTGATGTTTTTAGGAAACTCATACAGCGAATCCCTAGCACCAACATTGAGATCTTCCTCTACAAATGTGGTAGGACCCCCCAAGTTCCCAGAAACATAACCAGTTTTTGTTAGGTGAGGACATGATCCACGTTCGACACCCGCTGGTGCGTACCACAAGGCAGTCTCTCTATCATTGAAAGCATAGACTCTCAAGGCAGTAGAGGCCGAGGTGGTTAGAATGTTTCTACCGTCGAGATTAGAAGAAATTCCGTGACCATAGTAGTAAGCAGCGCCGGGATATGTGGTTCTTTCTGAAGAAAGAGCCCAAGTGGTAATACCGTTAAATCCAGTTGGCGGTCTGTCAAACGGGGTTTCACCGATTACAAATACTTCTTCCAACATGTCAACTGCCATCCTATTCAATTCGTCCGTAAGCTCGTGGTATCCCGGAGCTACTAGTAGGTTATATGAATAAGCGTCAGGGTTTCTCACACCAAGGGTCGGGTCATTGATTGCAGCTTGCATCTGGGCTACGATTTCTGCTCTTCTTTCAGCATCATTAATACCCAAACTGGTGAAATTCCTGAACTCTCTTGTCAACTCATACTCGTTAGTGGCAGTAGACAACAGTGCCACAATTTCTGGACAAGTGTACGAAGAACTGTCATCAATTGCATTATACAGACCAAAATAATCCCCAGTGGCAGCATTTTCATAGCCGTCGGCAAAAATTAATAGTTGGTCTGTGCCTAGACCCTGTACTGGGTCAGCTAGGAACAAGAATAGATTCAAGGAACTAAATAGTCCCGTCGCACCAGAAACGCCTTCTTCTATTTCAATACTTGAAGTGGCCCCAGACAAAGCAGAAGTTACTCTTAAACGACCCGCGACAAAATCTATAAAAGCGTCACCACCGAGTTCGGTGTTAATTTCGTCTATCAATTCTCCAAAAGTCTGAATAGCCGCACCATCTAGAGAAACCGTTTGCGGCACTGCACCTTCTATGCTAATGGTAAATGCGTAAGTGGTGGCATCGTTATTCAGTCCAGTAACATCATCGGTGGTTAGGAAGCCCCCGGTTGTATCAAATACTATTTCTTGGTACCCCGACCTAGCAACGTTGTTATCCTCTAAGAAATTTTGCTTGAAAAGATTGTTGTTTCCTGTTCTGTTCTTGGAAGAGAAAGAATATACGTTGAATAGGTCAGTAAGAGCCTCTTCAATCAAAAGTTTCGCGTCAGAACCAGCTACTTCTGTAGAGGCTGCTGGGCCATACAATTCGTTTTCTTCGTTGAACTCTGCTAGGTAATCTTCGAAAAGCTCGCAAACGTAATCAGAAGCTTCTGAAATTTTGCGTCCCCACAATGCACGGATTCCAGTAATAGAATCGTCCAAGTTCACGTTGGCACGGACAACATATGCTCTGTTACCAACTTCCAAAAATTTGTTTAACGCATCCAAACCGTATTCGTTTCTGGCGTCGCCGTGGAACGGTTGGCCATCAACACTTTCCAAATATCTAGGAATTCCGTATAGTTCAACGGCCTGACGGATAGACGTTACTTCTCTAAAAACTCCATACTCATATGTACCAAGTGCTGGAGTCACGCCGTCAGGCTGTGTTTTCTCGTCAGCAGTCGCAATGAAAATTACCGGAATTGTAGCCGCACGACCCGGAATGAAAAAACTTTGGTCGTCAATGGTTACACTTACACCGGGGCTAATTAAACTTGCCATATTTTATTCTCCTGAATTATCGCAAATGTTCAATGATATTTATTAGGCGTGTATTTGGAAATTGTAAATTTACCTAGGTGGTGGGTCTAAGTCATCAATATCAAATATATTTTCATAATCGTCTTCCATTCCACGGGACGCTGCTATTTGTTTTACTTCTTCAAAACTAGCAGCTTTTTCTAGATTTTGTATTCTCAATTTTATTTTCTGTATAATATCGTCTCTTACATTTACAGGAGCACTTAACCAAGCCTCTATCTGGAATGACAGATTCAACGAAAGTATTCTTCTTTCACCTCCTGCGGGATAATTTTCTTCATTGTCAATAGACATTAGCATCACTCGGTGTATTGCAGTGTGGTCGTCGGGGTCATCTGAGGTATACAGAAGAAGATCTGGATCAAATATTAAAGCTATTTGTTCGAGTATTTCATATTGATGAAACAAATTAGATGTTAGAATGTTAACCTCTCCTCGGATTCTCCACGGGATTGGTTTAAGTTTTTCGATTGTTCTTAGATCATCAGGGAAAACTCCCCCTCTAGGAAAAGTTACAGATTTATCTATGGTTCTCATGCCGCTCATACGATCCAGTGCCAATTCCATATCTGAAAACCGAACACTAAGAATAGGAAGTTTGACCGGTATATTGGGGGAGTTTCTCGCCATAATATGGGCTACTACCCTATCTTTGGAGCCATGAATAACTGGAACCCGTATCAAATTTGATTCGGAATTGAAATCGTTTTTCCCCACACTCACTTGAAGACCAGAAAAAATAGCCATAAATTGAATCAGATATTTTCTAATCTGCTCTTGACTGTAGTGACTGCTTAGACTGTTATTTTCTTGTACCATATGTTTTTATTCCACCATGTTCCCGACGATGAAAGCCTTACCTTTCTGTGTCGTGGAAAAACTTATCAATACCTCGTTACTATTTAGTATATAGAAGGATTTCCGTCCGGCTATTGTACTTATGGTATGATATCAGACGTTAAAATTTCAATAGAGCACAATGTTATTTCACCTGAAAACGCAAATCCAAGAATATCAATATTAGCACCAGTACCTATAATTCCAGATAGTCCGGTATATTCAAATATCTGGGGAACGCCATCCACCAATTCCATTGCTTGATACCCCGCCCCACCCGATATCGCATCAAAAGTCACTTGTGTGTCACCCGACACACCGCCTGTACCCGATGATGTTAATGTAAATCTAACACCCTGAATGTTAATGTTTTCATATGCAGGATTGATAACTATGTTCATACTATTGAACCCTTCAAAACTTTTCGTCCAACATGGGTTGGTGTATACCGTTGGGGTCTGTCCGTCACCCGTAGTTGGATCACCAGTCCAATATGTATCAGGCGTAATATCTACCCAGATTGGTACGGATGCAGCCGACGGGGTTGGGGTGGGTGATAGTATTGGTGTAACACTTGGTGTAACACTTGGTGTAACACTTGGTGTAACACTCACGGTTGGGGTGGGGGTAGGAGTTGGTGGTGGTGGTACGTCTACAGCACACTCTAATTCACTACCAACCACTTTAACAATTTCCAGCGTCTCACCTTCTAAAATAGTACCCGCATTTCCAACATCTACGGCCACCCACGAAGTCTTGAAAAAGTCCGGGTGCTTTTTCTTAGCAATCATAGAATTTTCCAGAATCTCAAAAAAGATGTCATTGACTTCTTTCACGGTGAACAGAGCATATATCGCTCTGAGTAGCTGTACGTATCCCTCTGGTACCGTTAGATCATAAGATTCGTAGAACGCTTCTATATCACCAACAGACCATTTTCTGTTCGGTTCAAACAGCACCTGAGTAATAAGTTTTCTTAGGATGTCTCTATCAACTAAAGTTTGCTCTCTACCCAGTCCAATTCGTGTAGAAGCGCCGCGCACTAATACATCGTATCTGACTCTTTCTTCAGACGGAACCGGGACTCTCTCGTCAATGTTGAACAATTCGTCCACAACTTCAAATCCGGTAGTACTTTCAACCACTTTTCTCCAAAGAATAAAATCGATTTTAGAAGTTTGGTTCTTTCTAATAAGTTTCCAATCTACGTGTTTGTTCTTTTTTTCTAAATCAAGACCCAGATCATCTCTTAATGTAAAATCTTTCCGAAGTCTTAGTACATAATCAGAGTTATTCTTAACGCTGTTTGCCAAACCTTTGATGATAAGTTGAGAGAATCGCAATGGTAGATTGTTGTCGTCGGGGTCGTAGGTTGCCCCGAACAACACACCATAACCATCACCCTCCTCACGGAATCCTTCAATAACGGCGTAGGGTTTGGTCATATCTGAGAGTTCACGCTCCGCGTCAAAAAGAGTAAGTGTAGTATTATTCAACAACTTCTGTGATTTGTCACCTCTAACCCAAAAGTAATACTTTGATTTTATATCACCGCTCACGCGGTCTATGTAGTCTATCTTACTGTGGGGATGTACCCGGATATAATCACCATTATCAATTTCCTCTTCGCTAGGGACAACAGCTTCCTTTACCAACGTAATTATTGAATTGTCGGGGATATCAAGCCCGAAGGTTTCTGCTAATGCGAGCGTGGCCAAAAATACGTCATAGGAAACATAATTAAACCTTAAGGTAAATTTTCCATTAACGTACAGGTCAAGAAATTGTTCAGGTGTGAAATCTTCCAAATCTGACGATTCTATCCCGGCCTTGGGGAAACTTCTTACAATGGTTTTTTCTTCTTCCCACCGGGCTTGTCCCGCTCCGGGATTTACTACTTTTTTATAAACCACAGATTTTGGATTTCCTGTCAACTTTTCCCCCAGTGGTATATTTTCTAGAGACTGTTTCTCTACTTCGTTAATATAATCCTCTGGTGAGAAATCACTTTCTGTCCAGCGATACATTTCTATTTCTCCGTAATCTGCTAAATTGCCCCACTTCAGACTGCGCTCTTCTTGATTTGGAAAAATGAATTTGTCGTAGTAAGGAACGTATCCTTTTT